TCAAGTGAATAATGTACTACATTAAAACCTAATGAAGCAGCATAAGCACCCATAGCAGCTACAGCCCATGACTTACCACCACCAGGATTACCGAACACTAGTACTAGATCACCTTTACCATATCCACCTTGTGTCATTTCATTAAATACAGGCCACGGGAATGGTATTGTGTTTCTATCATCTTCACGATACCTAGCTTCAATATCTAAATTATAATCAAGACCGATTGTTTTATCTTCACCTGATTTTACAGCTTTGCTGATTAATTGAAGGATACTATCAAAATCATTTACTTCAAGTAACTGTACTGAATTAAGAATAGCTGATTTTACTTGTTGGTTTCTACAAAATGAGCTAAATTCAGATTCAACCCATTCTAGATCACTTTGATCAGCCATTTTATAGGCTTCTTTAAGTGCTTCTACAATTGATATTCTTAATACTTCATTCTCTAGTTTCTTTACCTCAATTGATAGTGTTTCTACTGTTGGTGTAGTATGATACTGTGCAAAGTATTTTTGAATGTACTCTACAACCCACTTGTGTGCTGATGATTCGAAATATTCTGAATCAAGCGAATCAATGATGTTGATTAGAAATTGTCGTTGTGTTAGTAGAGCTCCTAATACTTTTACTTGGAATACCGGTCCGTACTGATTTAATTTACTTAATGTTGTCATAACCTAAATTTATTTGAAAGAATTTGGATAACCAAATAATTGAGTTAACCACGATGATGTATTAGGAATACTTTCACCTAATTTATCATTGTGATATAACTGCAAGAATATAGGTATATTCAATTCATATGAATTATTAAATGCGTCTTTAACTAATTGTTTATTCTCTGGTGATAAGAAACTACCATTCAAAGACATCAGCTGTTGATTAATTAATAGTTGACGTCTTCTTTCTACAACCGACAGATATAGTTTATTTTCATCTACTTTATCTGCTGATGTGCTGATGATTTCATCTAATTCTACTTTGGTATTACTTGTTAATTCAGGGAATAACTTAATTAGCTTTTTAGGACCTAAACCAGTAATACCAGGAATATTATCAGATGTATCTCCCATTAGTATTTTATAGTTGAGAAAATTACTACTACTAACACCAAATTCTTCTAATACATCTTTTGGAGTATATATTTTCTTTTTAGTAGGAGAATAGCAATGAACTTTATCTGATACTAATTGTAGGAAGTCTTTATCAGCAGACATAATAGTTACCTTTTGGGTTTCATCATGTGCTTGAAATTTATTAGCTAAATAGCCAATAATGTCATCTGCCTCTAAACCATCAATGCTAATAACTGTAATAGGTAAGCACTGTAAGTATTGAACCAAACGTGATATTTGATTATTAATACTTTCACTCTCCTCATCTTTAGATGAGAATATATTGTGATTAGTTATACGGCTAGAATTACGGTTTGCCTTATATTCAGGATATAAATTTCGTCTTGCGTTTGACCCTCCAATACCATCAAATATTACAACCACTTTAGTTGGATCAGACATGCGTATAGCATAACCGATAGATTTAAGAAATCCTGTAAGGCCTCCAATATGATGACCATCAGGATTTAAATGATTAATCATAGTAAACGACCTCAAAAATGTATTGAGGCCGTCTATGATTAAAATCGAACTTAGTTCTTTGCGAAAGTCTGGTTGTACATTGGAGAGTAATTGTTCATATTTACTCTTCATTTTGTTTATTTAACTTCTACCTCATCGTTGTCTATTTCTATCATCGGAGATATACTTCTACTTTCTTCCCATTCGCTATTATCTTCTGTAATTTGGATTTCATCCACATTGACGTTAGTTCCAAACCATTCAGGTGCATGAGCTGCCTTGTATGCTTTCTCTTCATCCTTATCATCAGGAATAAAACCATGAGGTGTTACAATTACAGTTGATGTAGTTGCTACTCCACAATCAGCATGGATTTTATCAATCGATATTTTGGTACGTTTAGCGAATTCTACTTTTTTACCCTTATGTTGTGCATGGATTTTAGAAGTACCGCTGTTAGTTACGTTACCGAATGTAATCACAATTGAAGCATCCCAATACATTGCATTACCACCTTTATTTGTCATACGAGGTTGACTCATAGGAGTAAGTGCTGGTTGTACACCTGTTTTATTAATTACAAAGAATGTATTTGTATATGGGTATGTTTCCTTACGAGACATTGGGAACTTCTGATTGATGAAATTACCAAACTGCGTAGCCATTGCTCCTGCATTCCACATTGGATTGTTGTTATTTTGTTTAACACTCATATCGCATGGAATGGATCCTACTGAATCCCAGAGGAACAATAGATCATATGGTAGTTTACCTTTTGATTGTTCGCTGAGGATATCTGCGATGAAGGCAGATACATCTTCAATTGTATTGAGAGATGATCTATCAACATATAGGAAGAATCCTTTATAATTCACTACTTCACCTGATTCCTCATCTGGAACTGCTTCGAGTTGAAATCCCATTTTTTGAGCATGATCGAAATCCCATTTCATCTCAGTGATGATGAAGACGGGCAATACGCCCATCTTCTGAGCAGCTACTGCTGTCTCAATCATCAATGTGGTTTTTCCGGTATCAGATCCTCCACGGGCAATGGAAACATGTCCCATTGGAATTCCAGGAATGGATAGAGCATCAGCTACAGCAGATGAAAATGGAATCCATCTTTGCTTTTTAAACTTTGATGCTTGATCTAGAAATTTGGATTTCTTAAAGGCATCAATGTCAAAAGACTTTTTAAGTGATTCAGATACTACTGACGTTAAACTGTCTTTACTTTTTGCCATTATTAATCGTTAAATAGGTCATTAAATTTATCTGCGTTGCTAGTTTTAGCAGCAGGCGTTTCGAGTGAGTAAGCTGGTGTTACTGGTTTGTTAATTTCAGTAATGAAATCATCTTCGTCCTCATCTTTTGATGCGATTGGAGCTTCAGTTGCAGCAGGTTCTTCTTCAGGATTCAACCATTTAGCCAATACATCCTTAAGTTGATCATAAGAATACTTACGATTAATACCCAAGATGTCTGGTTGTTCTTCGAGCAATTTAGTTACTAAAGCACCATCTTCTGAGATTGGAGTGGTTTTAGGTTTAATACGAAGATTACACTTAATACCTTTCCTACCAGCAATGACGTCTTCAGTTGCCTCAATTGTGAAATCTCTACCATCTGTGATGTCTGTAAAATCACCATAATCATCATCAGCAGCAATACCGAGAAGTTGATCATGAGTCAATTTACCAAATTCCCACAAACGAGCACCCAAATGCTCTTCACCACGTACGATTACAGCTGCAAAGAAACGTGATTTAGGGGAGATTTTGTTTGCCAATTGCCAATCTTCCTTATCGCCGGATTTGCGAAGTTGTTTTGCAAAGTCAGCAATCGGATCAGCCTCATTCCAGTTTGTCAATGACAAGATTGGTCCTTTAGCAAATCCATAGTGGAATTGTACTTCACGGATAGGCCATGATTTGTCGAATTTGCTTGGTAGAATACGTACTTGGTACTTACCAGCTTTAGGTTTAAAGAAAATTTTGGTGTAATCAATACGCTCGCGTTGTTGACCACCTTTGTTTTGTGAAGCAGCAAGCTTCTGTTTTGCGATGTTTAAATCCATAACTTATTTATTTTAGAATTAAATATACTAACCCTTATTTAGACCGCCAAACGATCTTAAGCAATAGTCAAACTATAAGTTCCAGTTCCTCTTAAACGATATGTTGTACCAGTAACAGCAGAGGTAGGAGTAAAGGTTAAAGCAGATGAACCAGGTTGTACTACAACCGAAGCAACATATGAGGATGATACAAAACCCATTGATGCAGACACAACCCATGTTCCTAAAGCATTAGTAGGGGCACCAGCATATGAACCAGTTGCATTTGGAATAGTTTCCAAAGTAAAATATGATGAATCGCCTGGATTAGTAAATGTAAATGTCTTTAACCCAGATAGATTCTCACCAATAGATCCAGTACCATAAAGTTGTGTTGCAGTGTATGTTGCCATTATTTATTAAGATCTATGATTTTATAAATAGCAGTGTCTAAACGGCGCAATTCAGGACCGTTGTTAAGTAATATACAATTTTTATAATCAGACCAATTAATAATAAACCTAGTATCTAACATACCATTGTTTAATTCTCTAATTAATGCATTGAGAGCATTAATTGTATATAATGTATTTGATTCCTTCTTGCGGTGAAGTAATATTGTATTAGGTAGAGGAGCATCAGCCGTATTGCCCATATCAATGTTGTATGTACATATTAATTCTTTGCTTTGAGGTGACTCAAGAATGAATATTTTATTATACAATATTGTATATCGGCGATTGATATCGGCAAGAACCGTATCTAATTCGTCTGGAGTAGTAAATGTGCAGAATAGCTTGTTCAAATCGAAAAATATATTGTCTGTCATAAATATTTATATTTTAGTTAAACCGTGATATGATGTTCCTTGTTTGATACTTACCGGATATTGTAATAATTTTATTAATTCCGGTAATATATTTCCATCTTCTTCAGCATAATCAAACAGAAATGCATCGTAGGTATATAATACTATTTTGGTTTTTTTGTCTTTTAAATAGTTTAATGCTAGTTCTAATAATTCAACATTAGTTGATGTTTCTTTACTTTGAACTATATAATTAAATAGTTTTTGAGGTGTTATTTTATCAAGTTGGTCACGTATAAATATTTTATTTTCAGTTTTAACGTGTCCACCATATTGGTAAGTATCCCACATACCATCAATATACATAGCCACTTCTTTAAAGAATGGTTTATTCTGATATTCAGACCAAACACCACCATATAATTGTTTAAAGGTTAATTCCTTGGCTTCTTGTTGTGATACACCTAATAATTCACCTAATAATTCATATGTGTTGCGATCTTTAGGAAATTCAAATCCAATCATCTCACCGATTAGACGTGGATGGTAACCCTGAAAATCGATTTCAATGAATGTGTTGTTTTCGGGTTTGTAGCAATTGCGTTCACCATCGTCTTTATTTAGCGCTGCAAAGTTGATGCTATTATATGTGTTAGATGGGCGTGAAGTGGTATTGTATAAATTATATTGGGAATATATTCTGCTCTTAGATAAATTAAATTCGGGATATTGTAATTTACCTTTATAGTAGTTTATAAAGCAGTCTTTATTTAATTTAATGCCGTTTTTTTCAATTTGATAAAATACATCTGTTGTTCTAAAGTTCTGAAATTGGAATTGTGTATTAGTTAATGTGTATTTTTTAATAATAGGTAAAGATGCATTAAATATTGCTTCACACTCTTCGTAATGTTTACTAATTGGGATTAAACAATTTACATTAGATAAATTAGTATAATTAGTATAATAATAATTAATACAGCTACTATTTAATCCTGTTAAATTAATAGACTCAATAAAATTAATATCGAACAACTTATCAGACAATGAATATACCCAATGCAGTGCTTCTTTCTTATCAAGTAAGAATAATTTACCAGTGTTGGTATGTAACCAATCAATTACCTCAGTTTGATTTAAACTAAATGATTCGTTGTGATCTAAACACAACATATAACCTTTCTTCCCATCAAGCGGTCTAATATAGATTAGACTTAATGATGTAAGTGATGGATGGTAGTTATTGTTTTTAGGAATAAAACTAACAAAACAATCATCAAACGGTTTTAGTTGTTGTAGTTGATCGGATCTTTCTATAATATAAAACATATTTCATAACCTTTGAATTGAATATAAGATAAAAATTTAGCCTACTAAACCACTTTCTTCTATAGAAGGATTAGTATAAGAAGTATTAATAAATAATTTTATCCCAGGGATTTTATTTTCTGCTTCGTTTAATTCGTTATCATTAAATCCACCATCATAAGATAAAGGAAGTGATATATAAAGGGGATTATCTTTAATTTGATTAAAAGTTTCTTCATTTATTTCTTTAATTAATGATTTTGCATTGAACTTTGCTGTAAAGTATCTGATATTACTTTCATATTTAAAGAAAAAAGATGGTATTTTTTGATCAGTTAATTTTACTTTAGACAAACTACCAAAAACATAAGTAGCAGCGGTAAGGAGTAAATTGTTAACTTGATCAGACTTAATTTTTATAAGCTCCGGTGCATTATTATTAAATTTCTTTCCAGCAAAAAATTTATTATTTAATTCATAATAATATCCTTGATAAAGTTTATGTGTTTTTCTGTTAATAAACTCTTTACCAATAGTATACTTATTTTCTGTTATTATGTTTGCTGGTATTCTCATATTATTTTATAAAGTTATAATGGTGAGATTCACTAGTATTCCATTTTTCACCAAAAATGTTTTCAAATCCATACTTACCTTTATTTTCCTGAATCCATTTCCATTCTTTAGGAGTTAAATTAGGATTAATTCGTACCCCACTAGCATTAGCTAAATCTACTGCTAAACCAAAACCATGATTTGAAGTTCCAGGAGTAGCAGCTGGTATTCTTGTTCTTACTGAATCCGCTTTGATTCTTTCTTGGTCTTCTCTAGTTCTATAAGCTGAATTTACTTTAATATATATTTTATTATTAAAGGCATCGGTTAATAGAGCTTCTAGATTTTGCATTGCCTCTGCTTGTAAGCGTATTCTTTTTCCATCACTTTGATTTACACTGCTGTAGTGTAGAGAGTATAGATTTGGTTTTATAGGTACTAATAGATCTTCTATATCTCCATTTTTTCTTACTACTCCATTTATTGTTTTAGTAGCACCTCCTGCTTTTATATTTCCTATCTTTTTAACAGCATTTGCTACAGTATTTTCAGAGGCAGCTTCAATAATAATTTTAATATCGTTCATTTCTAGTAAAGATATACCTCCTCTAGGTTCATCTAAAATTATAAATTGAGAATCAACATTAGTTACCCAATCATTACCTTGAAGTGAATGCCCTAGTCCATTAACAGTATATGCTATTTTAGCAGGTCCAGCACCACCACCTCTATATCCTCTAGGTAATAATTCATTAGGGATTCTAAATAAATTTCCTATTACCATTCCTCCAATACCATCCATTTCAAGAGATAGTTTAGTAGGAATAATTGCTCTATTTTTATTATCGTTTTTTATAAATGTCTTAAAAAAGTTAATTAAATCTTTTAAAGCATTATTGTATTTGCTAGCATTACTTGTATCATAATTTCCAGTACCTGTAAAACTATACCAAGCAGGATCAATCTCATTGATAAAACTAACAATAATGTTAATATTTTCTTTTAGATTTTTAACTTTTTCCTCAAGTTCTTTTATAGGATCTGTGTTTGAAGGAGTATCGGGGGCTTCTTTTTTAGGAATAATTCTATCAAATAGATTCTGATTAAAGTCAATTAATGTATTAACATCCGCTCCTAAAGCACCTCCTTTAGCCTGTGCTCCTATGGCAACAATAGTTGTTTGATCTGGGAATATTTGAGACTCAAATTTATAGTTTCGAATTACAGATTTAGTATTTTGTAATTCAAACATAAAAGCATTATCATATGCTTCTTGTCTTTTCTGATCATCAGTATAATTTACATCTATAATTCTAGCAGCTGAATCAATAGGGTCTGAGAAGATATCAAAAGTGGCTACATTCCCGGTTGCATTAGAGATACCAGACATTAGGTTTTTAAGAAAATCAAATAATATAATATCGTTTTTTTCTTTTTTATCTTGAGATTCTAGGTTTTTATTATTAACTAATGAATATATATAGCCTAAATTAACATATATATTTCCTATAACTCCCAGTTGAGGAGTAGGAGCTTTATCATCATAAGTAAAATTATTATTATACCAATAACTAGTTTTTAATCCGTTTAATATATCAGTTAGAGTATCAAAATCATCAGTAAATCCTTCTTCAAATCCTAAATTTGAAGGAGTAAGCCAAGCGTTGTTTTTAATTAAGCAAACAGATGGATCTATAGATAATTGTAATGGATGAGCTAAACATAATAAAGGTTTATTTTCTCCTTTTCCCATATGATCCCCTTCATTTACTGATACCTCAGGTATTGGTTTCCCATTTTGATCATGTAATATTACATGCTTATTAAGAATATCAATAAAATCTTTTAATAAGATATATATTTGAGCTTCATCATCAAAGTCACTATCTGTATTTGGAGAATTACTTATATCTACATTAAAT